CCTCTAAGAAAGTGTCTGTAGCGAAGACCGCTAAGATGACCCCTGCATCTTTGATCTTGACCAGTAATATTTTGCAAGAGTTTGGGCAGTCCGTTGCCGAAAACGCTGTGCAGATTAGGCACTTAGTCACAAATAAGTTACTACTAGAGTCAGAAAACCCAGATCCTAGAGTGAGGATTAGGGCATTAGAGCTATTAGGTAAGATATCTGACGTTGGTTTGTTTGCTGAGAAGTCAGAAGTGACCATAACGCACCAGTCAACAGACGATTTACGTGCGAATTTACGTTCAAAACTCCAAAAACTAGTCAATCCCCCTGCAGAACTAGAGGCTCCAGTCGTTATTGAGGGGGAAGTCATCGATTTAGATGCTAAATTAGGTCTAAAACCGGCAAAAACGGCGGATGATGGGGAATATGACGATGAGTGAAGTCGCATTAGACTTTACTGAAGAAGAAATACAGGTAATGCTGGATAACCTAGACCAGTATACGCCAGAAGAAATTACTGAAATCGACAAATTGGTCGATGAGTTAGCGAATCGCAGAGCAAACAAGGCAGCTTACGACGATCTGATAGAGTTCTGTAAGCGAATGCAGCCTGATTATAAGGTTGGTAAGCACCACCGTCGCCTAGCCAAGATGTTAATGGCAATCGAACAAGGTCAGAAGGACAGGATCTGCGTCAATATTCCGCCCCGCCACGGAAAATCACAATTAGTGTCTATTATGTACCCGGCGTGGTTTCTGGGGCGGAACCCTAATAAGAAGGTCATGATGGTGTCGCACACCACGGACCTAGCTGTAGATTTTGGTAGAAAAGTCAGGAACTTAATTAACACCGATGAGTACAGATCCATCTTCCCTACCGTCTCGTTGGCGGTTGATTCTAAGTCGGCTGGTCGCTGGAACACGAACATGGGTGGTGAATACTACGCGTGTGGTATCGGCTCCTCTATCGCAGGACGAGGTGCGGATTTATTGCTGGTTGATGATCCTCACTCAGAACAGGATGTAATCAACGGCAACTTCGAGGTGTTCGAGAAGGCGTACGAGTGGTTCACGTTTGGTGCTCGAACTCGTTTGATGCCGGGAGGTCGCGTAGCAATTATTCAGACTCGCTGGCACATGGATGACCTGACTGGGCGTGTAACGCGAGACATGACCCAGAACGAGCGAGCAGATCAGTATGAGATTGTAGAGTTCCCCGCGATCCTCGACACAGAGGACAAAGAAGGCACGCTCGTGCAGAAACCGTTATGGCCTGAGTTTTTTGACTTGGACGCTTTGCTACGGACTAAGGCGTCAATGCCAGCGTTTCAGTGGAATGCTCAGTACCAGCAAGAACCGACAGCGGAAGAAGCGTCGATAGTTAAACGTGAGTGGTGGCAATCATGGGGAGGAGAAGTTCCTCCGTCTTGCGAATACATTATCATGTCGCTAGATGCGGCGGCAGAAAAGCATAACCGTGCGGACTTTACAGCGTTAACAACGTGGGGTGTCTTCCTAAACGAAGAGACCGAGGCGTATAATATAATACTGCTAAACAGTATTAAGCAGCGTTTGGAGTTTCCTGAACTTAAAGACTTAGCGATGGAAGAGTATCAGGAGTGGGATCCAGATGCGTTTATCGTGGAGAAGAAAAGTGCAGGTACTGCGCTATATCAGGAAATGCGGCGGATGGGGTTACCGGTATCGGAATACACACCGCATCGAGGCTCGGGAGATAAGTTAGCCCGATTAAACTCTGTTTCAGACATTGTAGCGTCCGGTTTAGTTTGGGTACCACAAACAAGATGGGCTGAAGAAGTCATCGAAGAGATTGCTGGATTTCCATTTATGAGCCATGATGACTTGGTGGATTCTACCGTCATGGCGTTGATGCGTTTCAGACAGGGTGGGTTTATTCGTTTGCCGACTGATGAACCTGACGAACAAAGATATTTTAGACAACGCCGTGGTGGTTACTATTAAGAGGCTAAGTTATGGCGATTGAGAAAGGTTTGTATGCGGCTCCCGATGGTCTTACCGAAGGGATGGACGTAGAACTTGAAGGGACTGATCCCGCAGAGTTGGAGATTGAAGTTGTCAACCCAGAGATGGTCACACTGGACGATGGAAGTGTCGAGATTACGATTATTCCTGACGCTAACGTCACTGATCTTATGGATTTCAATGTTAATCTTGCTGAAGTCCTTGATGAAGATGTATTACAAAATCTCGCCAGCGAAGTGCTTGGACTGGTTGAAGCGGACATTGACAGTCGCAAAGACTGGGCTGATACATTTGTCAAAGGACTTGAGGTTCTAGGGTTTAAGTATGAAGAGCGTACTGATCCTTGGGAAGGTGCGTGTGGTGTCTATTCTAACGTCCTAGCTGAAGCTGCAATTCGTTTCCAAGCGGAAACAATGTCTGAAACTTTCCCCGCCGCTGGCCCTGTCAAAGTAAAAATATTAGGCGAAGAAAACCAAATTAAGGTCGAAGCCGCAGAGCGTGTTCGTGCAGATATGAACTACGAACTGACTGAGCGAATGGTTGAGTATCGGTCAGAGCATGAGCGGATGTTGTATAGCCTTGGCTTGGCTGGTTCCGCATTTAAGAAAGTCTATTACGACCCAAACATTGGTCGGCAGATTGCTGTATACATCCCCGCTGAAGATGTTGTTGTGCCTTACGGCGCGAGTCATATCGAAACCGCAGAGCGTGTTACGCACATCATGCGAAAAACCAAGAACGACCTGAAGAAGCTGCAAGCCAGCGGATTCTATCGAGAAGTTGATCTTGGTGAGCCACAGCCCTACCACAGTGACATTGAGAAGCAGAAGGCGGAAGACAGCGGTGTCTCGCTAACTGACGATGATCGTTATGCCGTTTACGAAATCCATGCGGACATGATCATTGATGATATCGACGATGATGAGATTGCCAAGCCTTATGTCATTACGATTGAGCGAGGCACAGGCGAAGTCTTGTCGATCCGACGTAACTGGAACGAAATGGACCCGCTGCATCTGAAGCGTCAGCATTTCGTGCACTACGTTTATGTACCCGGATTTGGTTTTTACGGACTTGGCTTGATCCACATCATTGGTGGTTACGCTAAGGCAGGTACTTCTCTCATCCGTCAGCTAGTTGATGCCGGTACGCTATCTAATCTTCCGGGTGGTTTGAAGGCGCGTGGTCTTAGGATCAAGGGTGATGACACACCGATTGAGCCGGGAGAGTGGAAGGACGTTGATGTACCGTCTGGTTCGATCCGCGACAACATCATGCCGTTGCCATACAAAGAGCCAAGCCAAACGCTACTTGCTCTGTTGAACCAGATTACTACGGAAGGCCGTAGGCTTGGTGCTATCAGCGATATGAACATCTCTGATATGTCGGCCAATGCGCCAGTAGGTACCACACTAGCTCTGTTAGAAAGAACGTTGAAGCCTATGGCTGCGGTACAGGCCCGTGTTCACTACGCGATGAAGCAAGAGTTTAAGATGCTCAAGATCATCATGTCGGAATACGCGCCAGCCGAGTATGGCTACGAGCCGATACGTGGTGCGGTCACCGCTAAGAAAGACGATTACATGATGGTGGACGTGATCCCCGTCAGTGATCCAAACAGTTCGACAATGGCGCAGCGGGTTGTCCAGTACCAAGCGGTGCTGCAGATGGCTCAGTCTGCCCCACAGATATACGACTTACCGCAGTTACACCGACAGATGATTGAGGTGTTAGGCGTTAAGAACGCAGAAAAACTCGTGCCGATGGAGGACGACCTGAAACCAACAGACCCAGTAAGCGAAAATATGGATGCGCTGACTGGTAAGCCGTTGAAGGCGTTCATGTATCAGGACCACGACGCTCACATAGCGACTCATCAGTCGTTTATGCAAGACCCACAGGTCGCTCAGATGATTGGGCAGAACCCGCAAGCTGGCGCAATTATGGCAGCATTGCAGGCGCACTTAGCAGAACATACGGCGTTTAAATACCGTAAGCAGATGGAGGAGAAGATCGGCGCACCACTGCCACCTCCCAACGAGCAATTACCAGAAGACATCGAAGTTACCCTCGCACAGGTTATGGCAAAAGCGGGTACTCAGTTGTCTCAGGCAAACCAGCAACAAGCCGCACAAGCCGCTGCCCAACAGCAGATGCAAGATCCGACTTTCCAGTTGCAGCAACAAGAGTTGGCAATCAAGCAGGCCGAAGTTCAGCGCAAGTCCCAGAAAGATCAGGTAGACGCGCAGTTACGCATGGCCGAGCAGGAAAGAAAGACGCAGAAGGATGCGGTAGACGCTGCGATAGACGCGCAGCAGCTTAAGTTAGAGCGTCAGGAACTAGAACTCGAAGCGGAGAAGGATGGTATGAAACTCGCTGTCGATACTAGGGACAAGGACGACAAGATTGGTGTTGAGCTTGCCAAGATTCTTGAAGGAAGAAACCGAGGTAACTAGTGGCTAAAACCGTCTTTGACGTGCTGAAAGATAAAATCGAGGAGGATCGCTCCTCTGCAGTGGATTTTCTTGCATCGGGTGGAGCTAAAGACTTCGCTCAGTACAAGGAAGCAACAGGCTTGATTCGAGGTCTAGAGACCTGTTTGTCCCATATTAACGACCTTGCCCGAAACTTTATGGAAGATGACGATGAGTGAAGCTGTCGCTGAAGTTGAATTAACCCAAGAGGATATCGAAAACCAACTCCCTGTGCCGGTAGGCTACCGAGTTCTAGTTGCATTACCCCAAGTCGAAGAGACGTTTGGGGAATCTGGACTCGTTAAATCTGCTACTACCATTAACCAAGAACACGTTATGTCGATTATTGGACTCGTGTTAGATATGGGCGACCAAGCCTATTCTGATGAAGACCGATTCCCGACTGGTCCGTGGTGCAAACAAGGTGATTACGTCATGTTTCGTGCCAATACGGGCACTAGGTTCAAAGTTAATGGTGTAGAGTATCGTTTGATGAACGATGATTCTATTGAAGCTATTGTAGCGGACCCACGCGGTATTACACGCGCATAAGGAGTAAAAAAATGCCTTTTCAGAAAGTAGAATTTGAGTTTCCTGACGAGCAAGAGGAAAGCACCGAGATCGAGATTGAATCTTCTAGTGCTGAGACGTTGGGAGCAGAGAAAGAGGAAGTCTCTAATGAAGTCGAGTTAGAGGTTGTCGATGATGACATCCCTGCCAAGGATAAAGATGAGACTGGTCAGTTACGTAAGCCCGGAAAGCCCCCGGAAGATCTGACTGATGACGAGCTTGATGAATATTCAGATAAAGTTCAGAAGCGGATCAAAAGCCTTTCCCGAGGGTACCATGACGAACGAAGGGCCAAAGAAGCAGCTTTTCGAGAGCGTCAGGAGTATGAAAGACTGGCCCAGCAGCTTGTTGAAGAGAATAAGAACTTAAAAGGTACGGTTAGTAAGAACCAAGAACTTTTGCTTGAGCAAGCCAAACGCACTGCTAATGGGGAAATGATATTAGCCAAGCGTGCGTACAAACAAGCATATGAATCAGGTGATGCAGATAAGCTCGTAGAAGCGCAAGAAAAATTAACAAATGCGAAACTTAAAGCAGATCGGCTATCTAAACTCAAACCGGAGGGTTTACAGGGACAAGAAACTCCTGTAAAAACGGAGCCAGATACACAAAACTACGTTCCAGCACAAGAACCACCTCCTGTTACGGATGACCGTGCAAATGATTGGGCACGCTCCAATACTTGGTTTGGTGAAGATGATGAGATGACAAGTCTCGCGCTGGGATTGCATAACAAATTAGTCAAAGAGGGGGTAAATCCCCAATCTGACGAATACTACGAGACGATAGATTCTCGTATGCGACAAGTATTCCCCGATAGATTCGAGGATACCGAAGAGGAAGTTGTAACAACTAGAAAATCAGCGAATGTCGTTGCACCCGCTACGCGGAGCACAGCGCCTAAGAAAATTAGGCTAACCCAAACGCAAGTGGCAATCGCTAAGAGGTTGGGACTTACTCCTCAACAATACGCCGAACAGGTTGCAAAAGATATGAGGAAGGCAAATGGCTGAGAATCGACTAAACCGTGAACTAGACACGAGAGAAAAAACTGGCCGAAAGCAGGCTTGGAAGCGTCCTGAAGTATTACCTTCTCCAACACCGGAGGATGGTTATGCCTACAGATGGGTCCGAGTAAGCACTTTGGGAAATGTCGATCCTACCAATGTATCTTCCAAACTTCGTGAAGGTTGGGAACCGGTTAAAGCAACGGATCACCCCGAAATTACTCTAGTAAGTGTCGAGAATGAACGCTTCAAAGATAATATCGTGCAAGGTGGTTTGATGCTTTGTAAAGCTCCAGTAGAAATGGTCGAAGAACGTAATACTTATTACAATCAACAAGCCAAAAATCAAATGGACTCCGTGGATAACAACCTGATGCGAGAGAACGACCCTCGTATGCCGTTATTTAATGACCGCAGATCGAAGGTTACTTTTGGAAACGGAACTTAATTTTTGGAATTTAGGAGTCGATAATGGCTTATCCAACAGTTGACGGCCCTTACGGGCTTGTTCCGGTAAAACTGATTAGCGGTGTCCCTTACGTCGGTACTACTCGGCAATACTCTATTGCAAGTAACTACGGTACGAATATCTTCTATGGGGATGCTGTTAAACTCGTTACCGGAGGCACTGTCGAGCGTGATACGTTCGATGCTGCCATGACACCTATCGGTGTCTTCATGGGCTGTACTTTTACTGACCCAAATACGTCTCAGCTAACTTTCAAGCAGTATTATCCTGCCAGCACCGTAGCCTCAGATATTATGGCTTACGTGTGTGATGCTACGGATGTTCTGTTTAAGGCAGCTGTTGTTTCTTC